ACAGAATGCACCGAAATGCTACCATACATATTACTGGTTGAAGCATTGACATTAGTCACTTTGAAGGGCCCAATCTGAGGCTGAATAGCTGGTGTGATCTGGTACTCTCCAGCCACACCAGTACTGGGAGCAGTCCAGGGAAAATCATGAATATGACAATCCCAATTATTAGGGCTACTCACAGAACTGGGGACGGAAATATTAGCGGACAAACGAACCACCTGAAGAACAGAGGCAGCCTCATTAGTATCCGGATAACCACACACATTAAGGGGTGTATCATGGAAAGGATCAACAGCAGCCTTTAACCACTCCGTACCAGCCGGAGTAATACCAAGGGCACCGCCAATCTTCGCCAAAACCCTCTCAGAACGAGCAACATCCGACATAGACATCTAGAATGAATCGACTAGTTAATCAGACAGTCAATCAAAGCACAGACAACGAGTGGACAGAAACGTTAAAAGAATAACAAGAAAAAGATACCAACACAATTCAATGTACGGGAACCAACGACTGTCAATCCAACGCAACTGAGAACACTTGGTCAAAAGAACAGTGAAAACAGGCATACAAACTTACTAGTCACAGACAAACTAAAATACAATGAATGAGAAATAATACACAACAGTTATCCAGACCATGGTCTAGAATATTTTAAGCTTGCTAATTTAATGCACGGCAACTCAAAATTTAATTCTAATTAAGCTCCGTGGCACCTGCAGAACGCCACGAATCAACCCATAGATCGAACAGACACACCCGAGATCTCTCAACGCGGGAGTGAAATCGACTGGAATTACCAGTAGACAACCCCCAACGAGTAGATTCTAAACCGGTTGTTAGAAAGTAATTCTCCTCATCACTCATCAAAGACGCCATTGCTGACTGATAAGTGATCTTCGTATCCATCGAGGACTCATGCTTCATTTCATCACCATGTTTAGTGATGATGAACTTTATCATTCTGTCAGCTTCTCGACGATACTCAGGAAAGGGGAACACCATCATTCTGTAAGCACAAACTTTGACATACGCGAGTCTCCAACTTCTTGACTTAAACAAAAAGAAAATTGAAGCCCGCACTTTATCAAAGTTGGGCCTGAAATACCACAATGCACCACTCCAATGGAACCCAGCATTCAAGAAGACGGCATCCTTTAAAGAGCACAAAGGCACCTCCAACTTCAATTCAAACCCAAGGTCACGCGCTCGACGAATCAAGTGCTCTAACCAAGGTCGATATTGAACTATAGAGTCATCTCCCATCATTTTTGCTGGTGTGGAGCCATAGGTCTCGAGGACTTTTTCTACTGAGTTACACATACAGGAAATCACGTAAAGGAATACACCCATCAAAGCGATAGTGTTATCATTTAACGTATTTAACTTTCCAGATGGATTGACACAGCTTCGAAAGTACAACCAGCCATTGACCCCAATTATGTACAACTGAGTAGACTGCTCCTGATACCAAAGCATCATATTTTCTTCCGCTTCGGTAATCTCATTACCCCAAGCCAGATTCTCGTTACGAAGCGCATTGATGTCAGTCTGGACAGCATCATTTAATGAAGCT